AGTACCGGGTTGCACGCGCTGTATTGCGGTGGCAACTGGGGCCACGGCGTTCACGCTGGCTCGCGCGCCGTGGGTTGCCGCACCCACCCGTGGAGCGTGTCCGCGAACGTCGGCGTGCGGTGCGTCTGTGACTCGCTGTAAACCGATGGGGTGCGCCGAAAGGCGACACCCCTACATCTTAAAGGTTGGGTGTAATGGAGGGATGTAATGGAAACACCAGATACGGAAACACAAAATACCGAAAGAAAAGGGTATGAAAGTAGATACGGCAATGATCCCGACACGCTCAATATGGATTACATACATTCCGAGGCGCACCAGATGGCTTACGACTTCTCTGTGTACCTCCATAAGAAAGTCCAAAAGTTTCCGAAGTACGAGAAATTCACACTTCAAAAGGAAATTAGGGAAACCATAGATGAACTTATGGATGAGATCGAGGTCTATGAGAAAACAAAGGTAGTGAGCCATCTATACGCCGCGGATAGGTTAAAGGGTAAATTAGTGAGGAAAATTCGGCTTGCGCACGATTTGAGATATTCAGCAATGAACGGTTCGGCATACAGTTATTGCGCAAAGCAGTTAGGATGTATCGGGGCGTGCATAGGTGGACTTATCAATAAGGTACAGGCTGAAAAGAAGAAAACAAAATAAGCACTATTTGGGGTGACTGTTAATTCGCACCGGGCGGTGGTTTCCTGCGGGTTGCACGCGCTGAATTGCGGTGGCAACTGGAACAACGGCGTTCACGATGGCTCGCGCGCCGTGAATTGCAACAACTACCCGTGGAACGTGAACACGAACATCGGCGTGCGGTGCGTCTGTGACTATGCAACAGTATTTGAGATTGGTGGATCCCAGGATTGCCAACAAGGTGACTCTTTTTATTAGATTAAGAATGGTCCGATATGAATAGTCAGACGGTTATCCCGTCCCGATAAGGGCAAAATCAAAACAGCCGAGCCAAATAGTAGCGTAAGCGAAAAGGTGGCGTAGGCATTTATGAAAAGAGTTGGAAATCTCACTCCGAAGATATGTACCTTTGAAAACGCTTTGGTAGCTTATAAGAAAGCCCGTGACTGCAAGAGATTCAGACCGGAAGTTATGGAATTTGAGCAGCACAGGGAGGAAAACCTGCTCAGGGCGGTAGAGGACATAAAAAACGGAACTTACACACCGGGGCGGTACAAGATTTTCAAAGTGTGGGAACCAAAAGAGCGTATCATAATGGCTCTCCCGTTTTATGATCGGGTGGTTCAACACATGATTGTCAACCTGATAGAGCCGATATTCGAGAAAAGATTTATTTACCATTCATACGCCTGTCGCAAAGGCAAGGGCGCACACAGAGCCAGCAGTCAGTTGACACGGTGGCTATACAACATGGAAGTAGTGGAGGGTAAGAGGGTATATGTCCTCAAATGCGATATTCACCATTACTTTCAGAGTGTAAACCACAAGATTTTGAAAGAGGAAGTGCGGCGGTATATCAAGGATGAGCAGTTACTACTCATCATTGACCGTATCATCGACTACAACGGTATTTACCCTGATGGTGTCGGTATTCCGGTAGGAAACCTGACATCACAGCTATTCGCCAATGTGTATCTGCATAAGCTGGATGTATTCGTAAAGAATGTACTCCACGCAGACAAATATATGCGGTATATGGATGACTTTATCTTTGTTTCGGACGACATAGAAGAGTTAAGGCGGTGGCAAGCGGCGGTAGATACATTCCTGAGAGAAGAGTTGTTGTTAGAGCTTAATCCGAAAACGACTATCGTTTGTGCGAAGAATGGCGTTGATTTTGTCGGTTATAGGCATTGGAACTCGACAAAGAAAGTCCGCAAGGGCGCATTACGCCGTATGAGACATCTTATGAGAGATTTCGCAAACGGGCTTGTGACGGAGGAATTTTTCGATCGGTCATTCGAGAGTCGGATAGGTTCGATGAAACACGCTGACACTTACCATCTGAGAGAACAATACAAGGCGGAGGCCGCAGAGATAAAAAGAGTGATGAGGGAGGCAGCATAAGACAATGGATTGGCAGAAATTAGCAGAGGAACAGGCATTGATAATCGAGAATCTATCACAGCTATGCCATGAAATCCTATGTGAACTCTCACAGTACAAGAACATCGAAGCGGAAGAAAAACGCCTGAGTGAATTGACAAAGGAGGCATGATGGTAAAGGGAAAGGAGGCTCACCATGCAATATTTTGAAAGACTTATAAATGACCCGGTAGCACCGCTCATAGGGGTGGTGTTGGTATTATTCCTGATTATCGAGGCTGATAAGGTGGTGCAGTTTTTCAAACAAAAGCTGACTGCCTACCATGGCGCAAAGTCCGAGGATGAGGATTTTCACAAGGAAGTGAAGGACCTGGAGGCAGAATCGAAAGCAAACGCCGATGCGCTCACAAGGATAGATGCTGCGCTCGCAAATATCAATTCAGAGCTTAAAGACATAAAGTGTGACGTTAAAGTTCTGAAAGAGGGCCATCAGAGTACGCTTGATTATCGTAAGAACCGCGAGGAAAAGGATGGTATGCGAGACAGGATGAGTTTGGGAATGGCGAGATCGATGCTTATTCAGAATTATGAGAAGTGCCTCTCAAAAGGTACATACACGGTTGATGAACAGGAAGTGTACCACGAACTCTATGAGGCGTACATAGCGGCCGGCGGCAACGGCGTTATAAAGAACATCAGGGATAAGATCATTGAATTGCCAGATCATTAAACGGAGGTAGGGATTATGTGGTGGAAATTACTCATTGCTTTCGCAGTAGGTTTTATCACTTGTCTATTGGTGGTGGTCGCACTCATATTGAGGGGTGAGAAGAACAGGAAGAGAAAGCGCAAGAGGATAACCCTTGACACATTCGCAAAGCTGATTGTAAGCCTTGTAATGGCACACGGAATGATACTCACGACATTATCTTATATCCTGTCCTTTTGGGGATTGGATCCCGTGGTGGATGTATCGAGTACCATTGTAAGGGAAATCGTGGCTCCGGTCATTGTTTATCTTGCGACAAATATGATTATGAATATTTTTGAGAAAAACAAACTCATCTTTTCCGTTCCTATCAATACCACTTTCATAGACAGGAATGGCAAGGAACATAATTATTCAGGTATCACAGATGACATTGATGGCGATATAGCCGGATAAGGAGGTATGTATGACAAGCGATATTATCATTGAAGTAGTAAAGTTGACCCTGATGGTGGCAGTCCTTGTGTTCTGCCGTTATATCATCCCGTGGGCCAAGGAAATGCTCGGCGAGGTCAAGTACCGTCAGATTGAGCGTGAGTTCTCAAAACTCGTCTATGCCGTACAGGAAAGATACGGCGACAGCAAGACGGGAGCCGAACGCAGAGCGATAGTTACGGAAAAGATCAGAGAGTTCTTACAGGCAAAGAATATATCCCTTACCGATGAACAGATTAGAGAACTTAACGATGCAGCCTATAAAGCTATGAAGATAGCGGAGGACTCAGGCGTTAAGATCGAAGCGACAGATGATGTGCCAGAATCGGCAACTTGATATGAGATAAGGAGGTTACTATGGCTATCCTCTTTTTCATAGGCGTAGCGGTCCTTGCGTTGAACTATATGGTCGGCGTGGGGCTGCCATAGCCACCGCAGCATTAGAATGTTTTTTTAGAACTTTTTAGAGCCATTGAGCCGGGTACAGAAATGTATTTGGCTCTTTTTCTGATTAGGAGGAACGGTATGGCACTTAAAGGCAATAACAACGAAGAAAAGATATGGAATTATCTGAGGGATAAAGGCATAAATGCTTACGGAACTGCCGGACTTATGGGAAATCTCAGAGAGGAAAGCGGATTAAGACCGAACAACCTGCAGAACTCATGCGAGAAGAGGCTTAATATCACGGATGTTGAGTACACAAGGCTTGTAGATGACAACGCATATCCGGGCTTTGCCACGGATAAGGCAGGTTACGGTCTGGCTCAATGGACTTCCTCAAACAGAAAGCAAGGACTTCTCAATTTCGTGAGGTCACGAAAATGCTCCATCGCAGACTTAGAGGCACAGCTTGATTACCTTTGGTACGAGCTTAACAACGGCTATAAAAACGTGTTGTCTGCCATAAAGTCCGCAACTTCCGTAAGAAGTGCGTCCGATATTGTCCTGACACAGTTTGAAAGACCGAAAAACCAAAGCGAGGCGGTCAAGGTCAACAGGGCATCATACGGACAGGAGTATTACAACAAGTATGCCTCGCAGTCAGGAGGTGGCACTATGACAGTAACAATCGGCAGCGCAAGGATAGATGAGCATGGTAAGGCAAGCGGAGGAGCCGCCGGAGATCAGAAACAGACTTCAAAGCAGGATTATAGCGGTGAGGTAAGTATGCAGGCGTTCTATATCCACAAACTCGGATGGATCATTATCCGATTCAAGAACGCATCTCACGCCTTAAAGTTCGCCGAAGCGATGATTAGGGCGTGCAATAATCCGAATATCGGTTACGATCAGTTGGGTAGATATGGAATCTTAAAGGTAGGAACAGGAACCACTACTAAAACAGAGTGTGACTGTTCAAGTCTTATCCGTCAATGTTTTAAGGAAGCAACAGGCGTTGACCCCGGAGATTTCACTACGGCCAATGCAGCGTCAGTCCTCAAAAAAACCGGACTCGTGGAAATAGTCGGAAATTATAAGAACGGGACCACCCTTTATACGGGTGACATCCTCAATACTCAGAGCAAGGGTCATATCGTGGCGGTAACAAACGGCGCAACGAGAGGCACGACTACATATAATAAGAAGAGTCTCGCTGAGGTGGCACAGGATGTTAAGGCCGGGAAGTATGGAAACGGCGATGCACGCAAGACAGCCTTGAAGAACGCCGGATATACCGATGC